GGTGTGGGTCAATTTTCACCCGGCGTTATGCTTCAATTATATCCCGGCGGTGACATTTATAAGGTAATAGGCAGTTTGCAGCCTGAAGATGTCAAAAAGAACCGTGATAATTTCACATCACAATTTTTCGATACACAAAACAATGGCGGTATTATCGTTATGGATAGTAAAGGCGATTATACACCGATAGATAGCAAACCTGTAATGATTGATGATAAAAATTCTAAATTAGCAAATGAACAAGTTTATACCTATTTTGGTTTGAATGAGGATATCATAAAAGGTACATATGACGAGAATAAATTTCAAGCTTTTTATGAAGGCGTGCTTGAACCCTTGAGCTTGCAATTATCACAGGAACTTAATGCAAAGCTATTTTCACAGCGTGAACTATCTTTTGGCAATGAGATTGTACTTGTTTCCGATAAACTTAGCTATATGAGTATGACAAGCAAAGTCAATATGATTAATAGTGTTAAAGACCTTGGGGTACTGACAAAAGGCATGATAGCCGATATTCTTAATTTGGAATCACCGCCTGACGCTGATAAGATATTGCAATCACTTAATTATGTTGATAGCAACATAGCTAATCAATATCAATTAAGTGCAGCTAATCAGAAAAATAAACTAATTAATTCATTGATGGGAGGTGATAACCAGAATGACGAAAACGAAAATACAAAAGGAAATACGAACGATACAAGTACCAATACAGACAGCGGAGAATCAGAATAGTAATGATATGCAGATTGAAGGTAAGGCGATTGTTTTTAATGAAGCAACGCCTTTATTTAATGATGGCGAAACACAATATTATGAAATGATTGATTCTCATGCACTGGATGGTGTTGATTTATCAAATGTATATCTGTACTACAATCACGCCGAACAGGCACTTGCAAGGACTAAAAACAATACTTTAACTCTTGATGTACGGCCTGACGGTTTGTATTTTAAGGCGAATTTGATTGATACAAGTTATGGTAAAGACCTTTATAAAATGGTTAAAAATGGGCTTGTAGATAAATGCAGCTTTGCTTTTACAATCCGTGACGAGGATTGTAACGCAGAAACGAATACATTTATTGTCAATAAAATTGATAAATTGTTTGAAATTTCCATTGTGGACTTGCCTGCATATGATGATACAACGGTTTCTGTTTCCGCAAGGGCAAAAGTAACAGAACTTGGAAAAGATAGACAAGCAAAAATTGATATTGAGAAGCGTAAAGCTTTAATTCTAAAAACACTATATTAAATTAAAAAGGAGTAATGAATTTTATGAATAAACTTACAGAAAGAATGTTTGAAATTAACAATCGCAAAGCGGAAATCCGTTCCGATATTGAAAACAAAAAAGAAGGTATTGACCTTGACGCTTGCGAGAAAGAGTTGAGGAATCTTGATACAGAATTTTCTGATATTGAAAAACGCATGAAACTTGTAGATGGTATTACTATCGACAAACCAAAAGAAGAAAAGAGGGATATTATGGACAATAATTATACACGTGACAGCAAGGAATACCGCTCTGCATTCCTGAAACATATTCAAGGCGTAAAGCTTAACGAGGTTGAGCAGAGAGCTTATAGCTCTGTATCTGATAGTGCCGGTGCTGCTATTCCAACACAGACAGCGGATCAGCTTATCAGCAAAATTAAGCAGGCAGCGCCGATACTTAATGAAATGACTCTGCTTCAGGTTGCTGGAGATGTTAAATTTGCGACAGAAAATGTTAGGGATAGTGCAGCACAGCATACAGAAAATGCAACTGTTACACCTGCTTCCGATACAATTGCATCTATTGATCTTGGCAGCTATGAGTTTATTAAGATTATCAGCATTTCTAAGACCGTCCAGACGATGGCGATCGATGCGTTTGAAGGTTGGTTGACTCAGATTCTTGCGGAAGATATTGCACGCCAGATTGAATATATGTCTATTAACGGTACAGGTGTATCTCAGCCGACAGGTATTGAAAAAGCTAATACATGATGGGACGATACCAACAGTTTTACAGTTGCTGCTGCTTCTTCCCTTACATATGCTAATGTTTGCAGCTTTATCGGACTGCTTAAAGGTGGATATGATTATAATGCAAAGATGCTTATGAGCAAAAAGACGCTGTATGAGGATTTTATGCCGATTATGGATAAATCCAAAAATGATCTTGTCGTGCGTGATGCGACTACTAATAGTTATGTGATTATGGGTTATCCTGTAATGCTCTCTGATTCAGTCGCAGAACATGATGTTTATTTGGGTAATTTCCGTTATCTTGTCGGCAATCTTAGCCAGAATATTACCGTTGATTCTTCTGCTGAAAGTGGCTTCCGTAACAATTCCATTGACTTCCGTGGTAGTGCTATGTTTGACTGCAAACCGGCACTTGGTGAAGCATTTGTAAAGTTGACTAAAGCGGAAGCTTAATAAGGTGATATAAATGTCACTATTATCATCAATAAAAAAATCTTTACGTATTACAGATGATGATACTGGTTTTAATGATGAGATAGCAGACCTTATATTGCAAGCTATAGATGATTTAAAGGCGTCGGGCGTAAAACCTGATGCCTTTAATGATTATGGCCTTAAGGATTCAGACGGGAATACAATTGATACTATAGATGATGGCAATGTAAGGCAAGCCATCACTTTATATGTCAAGGCATATTTTGGTATTGAGAATCCAGATAAAGAATGGTATATAGATCGTTATCAATATAAGAAATCAGAATTATTAAATCAAGTATCACAATATGGAGTTGATACTCTATGAGATATAAAACAGGGAATACATTTTTTAATAAAACAGCACAATTAATTACACAAACTTATACTACGGATGATTTAGGGCAACAAATTCCAGATAAAACAATTTATCGTAAAATTTATTGTGCTAAAAAGAGTACTCCGCAAAATGAGTTTTTCTTAGCTGGACAAAACGGTATTAAATCCGCTGCTATGTTTTTAGTACGGACAGCCGAATATAAGGGTGAAGCAAAGTTAAGATATCCTGCTAATGACAGCGGTACTGTTTATACCATTTATCGCGTTTATGACACAACGGACGAAATGACGGAATTGTATGGAAAGGTGGAGATAGGCAATGAGTGATACAGTTAAATGCGATGCATCTAATTTTGCGGATACAATTGCCGCTTCTTTACAACAATTTTCAGACGAAAAAACAAAAGAAATAAAAAATATTATAACAGACAAGTCAAAGAAATTAGCTAAAAATATAAAACGTGATTCACCAAGACGTGCCAAAATGGTGGTAAGTACGCTAAAGGTTGGACAGCAAAAAAGGACTATGAAAATAATTTAAATATCCAATATACTGTTTACAATCGAGCAGAACCCGGTTTAACTCATCTTTTGGAGAACGGACACGCTAAACGCAATGGTGGACGTGTAGAGGGTATTCCTCATATTGCTCCAAATTGTGAAGCAATAGAAAAGGATATTGACGCTGAAATAGATAAAACGGCAGGTGAATGATATGGATATTAAAGGTTTAAAAGCCGTTCTTGATTCTACTGGTTTACCTATAGCATATCATAGTTGGAAATTATCTGATCCGAATAATTCTCCGCCAAAACCGCCTTACATACTTTATTATCTCAAAAATTCTGATAATACAGGCGCGGATAATAAGGTTTACTACAAACAAAATTATTACAATGTAGAACTATATACTAATAAAAAGGATATAGCCACAGAACAGAAATTGGAGGATGCGTTTGACAGTGCATCTATTTTTTATGACAAAACAGAATCTTACATAGATAGCGAAAAGATGTTTGATATTTTATACGAAATTGAAATTTAAATAAAGGAGTTGTTAATTATGTCTTCAACACAAAATAAAATAAGATATGGCCTTTGCAATGTGTACTATGCAAAGCTGATTGATGATAATACATATGATACGCCGATATCATTACCCGGTGCAATTAGTATCTCTTTAAAAAAAAGTGGTAACGATCAACCAATTTATGCGGATAATGTGCTTTTTTACGATTTAAGATCAAATAATGGATATACTGGTGACCTTGAAATGTCCGTCATACCTGATTCTTTTAAAATTGATATTTTAGGAGAAGAAATTGACGATAACGGTGTACAGTCAGAAAATACTGAAAATCAAGGCTCTTTATTTGCTTTGCTTTTTGAATTTAGCGGAGATCAGCTGCATAAAAGGCATGTTTTCTATCGTGTACATGCAGATAGACCAGATATTGCTTCTTCTACTACAAATGAAAAAACAAAAGTTGAATCGGAAAAACTGAATATTTCTTGCTATGCCAGTGCAGGCAGTGGGTTTTTGAAAGACCGTGTAAAAGCAAGTGTTGATAATTCAACAGAACATGTAGCAATTTATAACGCATGGTTTGACAAAGTTTATGATGGCACAGTATCAACTTTAGGTTCTTTAACAGTAACATCTATTGCAGGTTCTACGACAGGTGATACGTCTTTGACGGTTACACCGACTCTTACAAGCGGTAATAGCTATATGTATAAGACAGCGGCATCTGTTACGCTTCCTGCTTACAATGATGTTTGCAATACTACAGCCGGTTATACGACTTGGGATGGTACTTCTGAAATTACCACAACGACTGGGAATGAAATTGCAGTAATTGAAGTAAATAGTTCTTATAAAGCTATTAAAGCCGGTAAAACAACAGTTACATCTAAATAATTTAAGAATAGGAGATAAAATATAAATGGAAAAAACAATTACAATAGATGGCAAGCCGATTACATTCAAGTGTACCGGCGGTACACTTTATCGTTACAAGAATCAGTTCGGCAGGGAATTCCTTGCTGATGCCGCTAACCTGATGGATTTTGAAAACAGTAAAAAGAAAAAGAAAGTTAAGCAACCAGACGGAAAAATCACATTTCAAGATGAATATGATTTTACAAAATTGAATCTTGAGCTTGTATATAACCTTGCTTGGACTATGGCAAAAACAGCCGATCCGTCAATTCCTGATCCACAAGCTTGGTTGGATAGTTTTGAAACATTTCCAATAACTGAGATTATTGAACCTATTATGGATATGCTTCAGAAATCAATTGAGATGTCAACAAAAAACGTGTAAACGGTGATAGTGAATCCGATAATGATGAGCCGATGACAACCGAAGAATTTTTGGCATTGTGCAAAGCAAACGGATTATCTATCACCGAAATTGATGATTTAAATATCGGCAGGATTATAGATTATATCTATGCCTATACCGATATTTTAAAGCAGAGATATGGTATTGATGATGAAAATGATAGTCGGTTTGATAGTGGTGAAAGAATCGCAACACAAGCCGATTTTAATTCATTTTAAATAAAAAGGAACTGATTAATGCAATACATCACAAAAGATGAGATGGATTATATTTTAACTCATACAAATAAAAAAGTATATATTACTGTTGTAAATAGACAGCATAAAGCACGGAGCAAAAAACGGTATATCGCTCTTGATAATAATGTAAAAAATATACTTGATAATTACAATAAAGAACAAGCTGAAAAAATTATATATTAATCTGAGCTTTAATAAAAGGGAAATTAATTGTGGGAAATACAATCCCTTAATTAGTTTCCCTTATTTTTTTATGAGGTGTTGTTGTATGAACGAAATATGGCGTGATATAAAGGGTTACGAAGAAATATATCAAGTTTCTAATTTTGGAAGAATCAGAAATATAAAAGGAAAAATAATTAAACAACAAATAAGTAAAGGCGGATATTTTTATGTTGGTTTATCTTTTAATCATAAAAGAAAATACTATTTTGTGCATAGATTAATGGCTGAAGTATTTCTTTCTAATCCAAACAATAAAAAATTTGTAGTACATATAGATCACAATAAACAAAACAATCAAATTTATAATCTTAAATTGATGGATGAATCGACTAATAAACCTGTTTATCAATTCGATAAACATGGCAATTTTATAGGTAAATATAAAATCCTCAATACAAGCTGCAAGGCAAACAGGTATATCAGCTGCAAACATACGTTGTTGTGCAAACGGAACAACTAAAACAGCATATCACGATATTTGGCTTTTTGAAGATGATTTAGATAAATTGACAGAGAAAATAAAATCCATAAATCAACATAGATATAACGAGCGTGGAAAAAAAGTTAATCAATATGATTTGGATGGAAATTATATAAGAACCTATTTATCTCAAAATGAGGTAGCACGCATTAATGATTTTGATCAAAGCGCAATTAGCAGTTGTTGCAGAGGAAAATATAAACAAGCTTATGGTTACATATGGAGGTTTGCATAATTCAAAGTGAGGTGATTAAATGGCAAATAAAGGTATAAAAGGCATAGTCTATCAGGTTGGCGGCGATACAACAGGCCTTAATGAAGCTTTAAAGGGTGTTAATACTCGTGCGAAAGATTTAAATTCTGAACTTGGGAAAGTTTCGCGCCTTATGAAACTCGATCCATCAAATACAGTGCTATTACAACAAAAGCAAGAACTTTTAAATAAATCTATAAATGAAACAAAAGATAAATTAAATACATTAAAAGATGCTCAAGCACAAGTTGACGAACAATTTAAAAACGGCGATATAGGCGAGGAACAATATAAAGCTTTCCAACGAGAAATCGAACAGACTGAACGGAAATTAAAATCTCTTGAAAATCAAGCAAGAAATACAGGCAGTGTATTAGGCACTCATTTACAGCAAGCAGGAGAAAAAATATCCAGTGCCGGTGATAAAATCAGCGGTGTTGGTACAAAAATGCTTCCTGTTACTGGTGCTATTGCAGGTGTAGGCGTTGCCGCTACAAAAATGGGAATGGACTTTGAAAAATCGTCCGCAAAGGTTTCCACAATTGCCGATACGTCGCAGGAAAGCATGAGCAAACTCGAAAGTGGAGTAATGCAACTTTCAAACGAAACCGGAGAGTCCGCGGATAATTTAAATGAAGCATTGTATCAAACTATTTCAGCAGGTGTTAAAACATCTGATTCTATTGGATTTTTGGGTACAGCTACAAAGCTTGCCAAAGGTGGTTTTACCGATTCTTCTACTGCTATTGATACACTAACAAGCGTTATTAATGCGTATGGTTTAAAAGCAAGCGATGCAACTAAAATATCTGATCAGTTAATCCAGACGCAAAATTTAGGTAAAACAACAGTTGCAGAGTTAGGACAGTCACTCGGTAATGTAATCCCTATTGCTGCAAGTATGGGAGTTTCAACACGGGATTTATTCGCTTCTTTAGCGGAATTAACTAAAAATGGTGTTAAAACCGATGAAGCTATTACGGGTATGAAAGGCGCTCTATCATCAATTTTAAAACCAACAAAACAAGCATCAAAAACAGCACAACAATTAGGTATTGACTTCTCAGAGGCACATCTGAAAAACGTCGGATGGCCTGCATTCTTGGAAGAAATAAAAGAAAAGACAGGTGGCTCATCTGAAAAGATGGCTTCACTATTTGGTAATGTTCGTGCGCTAAACGCTGTTACAATATTAGCAGGGAAAGGCAATCAAGATTTTAACAAGACATTATCAGAAATGAGTCAATCTGCCGGTTCAACTAATTCCGCATTTAATAAAATGGAAGATAACGGCGCTAACAAATGGGAAAAAGCCGTTAATAAAATGAAAAATGCCGGAATTAAATTAGGAGAATCGTTAGCTCCGATTGTTGAAAAAGTAAGCTCTGCCATATCTAAAATAGCAGATAAGTTTAATGCTTTATCCCCTGCACAACAACAAATGATTATAAAAATAGCTGGTATAACAGCGGCTATAGCTCCATTGCTTATTGTAGTTGGTAAAATGACAACAGGGGTAGGGGCAATCACCAAAGGGGTAGGTAAAGCTATAACGGCGGTAACTGATTTCCACAAATCATTAAGTGGTGGGGCTTCCCTTGCACATGCATTATCAGCGGCCTTAACTCCTGCCGGTGCTGTTGTGGCGGCAATAGTAGCAATTACAGCGGCAGTTGCTTTATTGGTTGTTGAAATAAAGCATCTATATGATACCAATAAAAACTTTAGGAATTCAGTAAATACAGTTTGGAATGGGATTAAAACAGTCATTACAACGGTAGTTAATGCGATTGTAGGTTTCTTTACAACAACAATTCCAAACGCATGGAATGGATTAGTAGCTTTGTTTAATTCTATCCCTGCTTGGTGGAGTGGATTATGGACGAGTGTAGGGCAGTTTTTCACTAACTTGTGGAATGGTATAGGAAATTTCTTTACTACAACAATTCCATCATGGGTAAATAGTTTCATTAATTTATGGAATACATTGCCTGAAAAGATAGGAGAAATAATCGGTACACTATTAGCAGATATTGTTAATTTCGGTGTATCTGCTTTTAACTGGGTAACAAACGATTTGCCGAAAATAATCAACGGAATTATAAACTGGTTTGCACAATTACCTTCTAAAGTTTGGAACCAGCTTGTAAATACCCTTACTAAAATTAAAACATGGGGTAGTAACACATGGACTTACTTGTCACAGCAAATTCCTAAAATTATTAATGGTATCGGTACATGGTTCAGCCAGTTGCCATCTAAGGTTTGGACTTGGTTAGTAAACACTTTAAATAAAGTAAAGACATGGTGCAGTAACCTTATATCAACAGCAGGAACAGAAATCCCTAAATTTGTATCAACTGTTGTTAATTTTATGAAAGAATTACCTCAAAAAATGCTTGACATAGGTAAAAATATTGTACATGGTATTTGGGATGGTATGAACGGCGCAGTTGGTTGGTTACATGATCGTATTTCTGATTTTTGCAGCGGTATTGTAAAAGGATTTAAAAAACATTTAAAGATACATTCACCGTCTCAGGTGTTTGCGGATGAAGTTGGTAAATATATGGCGCTTGGTATAGGACAAGGATTTACCGATAACATGGCAGCAGTATCAAAACAAATGCAAGCTGCTATTCCAACTAATTTTGCTTTAGATATCGGTACAAGTATAAATGGCATTAACGGACTGAGAAACGCTTATGCTGCACAACAGAGTCAATCTTCAAATGCAGAAAATAAAAGACCAATTGAATTAACAATTAAGCAAGGCAATATTATTGTTCAAGGTAATGCAGATCAAAAAGTGTTGGCGAAAATAAAACAGGCACAAAAAGAATCATCTGAAAATGTAATTACTCAGATTGGAAGCGTTTTTAGAGATATTGACTTGAAAGCAATACGAAGGTGATGACTTGATGATAACTATAAATAATATACAACAAATCATTTTGAAATCAATTGAAATAATTGTCGAGAATGCGATTAAAAAAGCTGGATTTGATAAAACCGTTATAGGAATTGTCATTGAAGTAATGGGAGATAACAAATATAAAGTTGCCTATAATTGTCAAGAATTAATTTTAAGTTGTGCAGTAGATGTCAAAATAACAGCCGGTAACGCGGTTTATATCACTTTTCCGCAAGATGAAACTCAACACGGTTACATTAGCGGCATTAGACGGAAATAAATTTAAGACAGTAATGTTTTTCATTTCTGATTTTTACAAAAAATCGGCAGTGGCTTTTTTAGTCATTGCCGTCTTTTTTATACAATTTTTATTGCATGGATAAGAATAATTCTATGATATACATTAAAATCATTAGTGGGAATCTTGTTAAATATAAAAATATGTGATAAAATATAGATTGCTACAAGAAAGCCACCTACGTTAGTAAAAACAAAGTGATCTTCCTACTATATACTAACCTGTATAAATTTAAAGAAATGGCTGTGGTATGCGATTGTTCTTGCCCTGCGCGGCGTTACAACGTCTGATTTTATGACGGCGGACTGGGCTCGGATTCCAGCCGATGTCCTTGCGCGT